ACAAGTACTAGCAGATGATCAAATAACTATGACAGTTGACCAAGGTTCTTATTTTGCTTTTAAAGTAGATGATATTGAAGAAAGACAATCTCATGTAAACTTTGAAGCTCTTGCAACCTCTTCAGGTGCATATTCATTAAAGAAAAACTACGATTACAATGTATTGAAATTTATTTATGACAATGCAAGTGATGGTACTGGAACAGGAACTGACGCTTCACCAATCGATGGTGATGCAGCGGTAGATACTTTAGCAAACTTAGTATCAACTGCTAAAAAGAACTTGGACAGAAATGATGTGCCAGAAGAAAACAGATGGCTAGTTTCATCACCTGAATTCTTTGAGCAACTAAGAAAAGCAGGTGCTAAACTTTCCGACCAATCAGTAATGGCTGATGGTGGTTCATCACAAATCAGAAATGGTATGGTCACAGACAGACCATTATTTGGTTTTAACATGTACCAATCAAACGCTATCGCTGTATCAGGCGGAAATGCAACAAATCACACATTTGGTTCTTCAGGATCAAATGAGCATGTGTTCTTATATGGACATATGTCAGGAGTTGCAACTGTCAATCATATAGCAAAAACTGAATTAATCAGAGACCCTGATTCATTCGCAGACGTTGTCAGAGGACTACACGTATTTGGAAGAAAAATCCTTAGAAGTGAAGCAGTCCAAAGAGGCGTTATTTCAATAGGTTAATACTTAGGAGGATAATAGAGACATATGGCTACTTTTGATAAAACTGGAGCAGGTGGAACTACTGGGCATCCTGCTAATGGTAGAACACCTTACATGGTTGAAAATACAATTGACATGTCAGCATTTGACCCTGCAGCTGGAGACATCATTCAAGCGATTGATGTACCTGCGGGAACATTAGTTATGGCAGCTGGTTTAGAAGTTTTAACAGCTTCTTCTAGCTCAGTAACTTTTGATTTAGGTATCACTGGAAGTACAGCTGGTCACCATGACCCTGATGCTTTTGTTGATGCTTACGATGCTACAGGAACTGGTTTTGCACCAATGGACGCTACAGATGCAGCGGCTATGTTGGTTGTAAAAGACGCAGACACTATCGATATTTTAACAGCTGGTGCACAAGACACTGCTGGTAAAGTTAGAGTGTTTGCAGTTCTTTGTGACATATCAGCAATTGATACTACAGACCACAACTAATATATAACTTAAGGGGGGTAACTTTATCCCCCTTAATTAAAACCCCGTGATAAAAGGATATATGACTACATTTGATTTAACTAAAAAAACAGTAAGTTACAAAAATAAAATATCTAGTACGGGACAAAAAATTACTTTTTTAGGTGGTGGAGATATAAATACTACTATTAAAATAAGTAAACTAGAAAACAGAATTAATAATCAAGAAGAAAAACTTGATAAAATATTAGAGTTATTACAGAATGGCAACAACTTACTTAACACTAACAAATAGCGTACTTAGAGAATTAAACGAAACAGAATTAAC